TAATCCTCAGGTATCACAGTCACCTGAGAATGTTGCTATGATTAGAGATTTATTTGGAAAGTTTGTGCATAATCATAATAGTCATACTTTCTCTGTTTTGTATAATGCCTTTCAGGAGAAAAGTTTTGGTGAAAGATTCCAACCTTATGTTGGTGCAATTCATAACATTCATGCTGATTCGGGGGGACTACAAATTGTTACTCTCGGTAAAAAAATCACAGATGAACTTAAAGAACAGATTTATTATAATCAGGCAAAGTCCGCAGATATAGGAATGTGCTTTGATGAAATTCCTGTTGTTCTTTCTAATGGTAGGTCTGACAGAAACGATGTGTCTGCAAGATATTGGGATGCTGAGAACCACGAAGAAATGGCTCGAAAAACAGGTCGCAATGTTAAACGTCAATTGGAAATTATTGTAGAACAGAACAGTAAGTGTAGACCTTTTATTATTTTACAGGGTAATTGTTATGACACTTATATGTCTTGGGCAGAACAGTTGCTTTCTCAGGTTCCACAAGAACTACAATCACGCATAGGTGGTATTGCTATGGGTGCGGCGGCATTGGGTACAGGTCCTTTAGAAGATGTTAAACGTGCATTTATTGCGAGTCAAATTCCTTTGCGTAATGAAGAAGGCAAATTACATCTTCATATTCTAGGTGTTGGCTCTCCTCGAAGGCTTCTCCCTTATCTTATATTTTGTCAGAACGGCCTGTATGACCACATTGAAATCTCGTATGATAGCACAACACATAGTCGTGCCGCAGAGACGGGCTTATATTTTATGAATGGTAAAACACATAATTTCCCTAGAGCAATGTGTGATATGTATCAGACAATGTATAATGAAATTGAAAAAGTTGAGCCAGTAATGCGTACACTTGAAGAATTTCATAAGGTTATGGGTATGGGTTCAGGTGCATTTGTGGAACAGGGAGGAACTTTTCATACTTGGTTACGCTGTCGTTACCTTCTTATCTTATCCAGTATGCGTAACTTTATGGAGCGCATTGAGACTCTTATGGTTGACCCAGAAGAAATTATTCGCTTTTCGGCTTCCTTGGGGCTTGAACATCAGTTCAGAAACTTGTATAATATAAAGACATTGGAGGATTTCCGTCGTTGGGAATCAGACCAGTATCTGGGTGGTAGTATGAAGTCAATGGCTGTTAAAAGTCATGCACCTGCAACATTAGAGGGATTATTTGGATGAGAAAAACATACATTAAAGTTAGTTTTCAAAAAGAGGGTATTCACAAATATCCTGCCGCTAAAGACTTACCAGGCGTAGAATTTTTACAATACCCGCATCGGCATATGTTTCATTTTTATGTAACAATGGAAGTTTTTCATGATGATAGAGATGTAGAATTTATTCTACTTAAAAGAGAATTAGAATCCTTATATAGTGAGGGTACATTACAGTTAGACTATAAATCATGTGAAATGATTTGCAATGATATTATGGATTACTTACACGCCGAGTATCCCAATCGAGGATTACAGGTAGAAGTTTATGAAGATAATGAGAATGGCGGTATAGTAAAAAATGATTTATTTGATTGATTTAGAATATGTGGAAACACGTTATACATCTCAATGGAAAACAGAGTTTCCTGCTTTACTTAAAAATAACAATCTAAATGTTAAGGTTATTGAGGGACCTAAAGACATTGCGGCATGTACATCACCTGGTGCATTTTTAAATTTCTCGGGTACAAATATCTACAAGGCTGAGCAGGTAAAACGTATTGCTGAGTTGTTTACTTCTAATGATATTAAAGATGGTGACCAGTTTATTTTTGCTGATGCTTGGCACCCAGGTGTTATTAATCTTAAATATATGGCAGAACTGTTAGGTATTGATATTACTATTCACGGTCTTTGGCATGCTGGTAGTTATGACTCACAAGATTTTTTGGGTAGATTAATAGGTGATGCTGATTGGGTTCGCAATGCTGAAAAAAGTTTTTATGATTGTTTTGACTACAATTGGTTTGCATCTGAATTTCATATTGATTTGTTCTATAATGTTGTGGGGCTTAAACATAAGTCACATAGAACAGGTTGGCCGTTTGAATTTTTAAGAGATGCTATTAAAATAGATACAGAAAAAACTAACAAAAGAGATACTATTTTATTCCCGCATAGATTATCTCCAGAAAAACAACCCGATATTTTTGATGATATAGCTAATGAATTGCCGGAATATCAATTTATATTCTGTCAAAAAATGAATTTAAATAAAAAGGATTATCATAAACTTTTAGGTGAATGTAAGATTGTTTTTTCTGCTAACTTGCAGGAGACATTGGGCATTGGTTGTTATGAGGCTTTATGTGCAGGCGCCATTCCTATGGTCCCAAATAGACTGTCATACGAGGAAATGTATTATGATGAATTCAAATATGATAGTGAATGGACTCGTGATATGGATGGGTACACGAAGCATAAAGATGAAATTATTAATCGCATAAGACAGTTAATGGAAGACTTCCATACAACTCATATACAAAGTACTATACATAAGAATAGAGAATATTTAGATGAAAAATATTTTTCTGCAGGAGAATTAATTGATGTACTACTCAACTAAAACCTATGGACACGATAGAGGGCTCTCATGTGCTTTCAGGCAGCCCTTAGCGACCCACTCACACTGTAGTTTAATCCACGGCTACTCTTTATCATTTAGTTTTAAATTTGCCGCACGGGTGCTTGATGACAAGAATTGGGTTGTAGACTTTGGGGGACTCAAAGAGCTTAAAGAGTACTTGGAAAAAATGTTCGACCATACTTTAGCTGTTGATAAAAATGACCCGAAAATTAAAGAGCTAATGATGTTGCAAGATGAGGGACTTGCTGATGTTCGTATCATGAATGGTGTAGGCTGTGAAAAGTTTGCTGAACATGCATTCTGGGCCGCAGATAAAATTATTCAAGAGATGACAAAAGGTCGTTGTGTTGTTGTTAGTTGTGAGTGTAGTGAGCATGGTGCTAACTCTGCAATTTATGACCGAGAGATTATTTCAATATGAAGATAGCATTAGTGACCGATACACACTTCGGTGCAAGGTCAGATTCAATCCCATTTGATAACTTTTTTGAGAAGTTTTATACACAGTGTTTTTTCCCCGAGCTGGAAAAGCGTCAGATTAAAACTGTTATTCATCTCGGTGATATTTTTGACCGTAGAAAGTATATTAACTTTAATACATTGAAAAAGTGTAAGGAATATTTCTTTGACAAGGCAGAAGCCCTTGACCTTGAGATGCATATGATTACAGGCAATCATGATACATATTTTAAGAATACAAATGAAGTAAATGCTCCAGAGTTGCTCTTGAAGGATTATGACAATGTAACTGTATATTCAGAGGTAACTGAACTTACGTTTGACCGCAGACAAATTCTTTTAACGCCTTGGATTTGTTCTGACAACTATCAACAGACGATGGAGGCAATAGATGCTACAGAGGCTAAAGTCTGCTTTGGACATTATGAACTTGCAGGTTTCCAAATGTATAAGGGGCATTCAAACGACCACGGAATGGACCCTAGTATTTTTAATAAGTTTGATTTGGTATGCAGTGGTCACTTTCATCATCGGAGTACCAGCGGTAATATTACTTATCTCGGTAACTCTTATGAAATTACTTGGAGTGATTATGATGACCCTAGAGGGTTTCACATTTATGATACAGAAACTAACGAGCTGGAATTTATCCAGAACCCGTTTAACATATTTCACAAATTCTATTACGATGACACAGACAGTTCTTTTAGAGAATTTGTTGATGCTTATGATTATTCTTCTATTACAGGTACATGCGTAAAGGTAATCGTTGTTAAGAAAACGGACTTCTCGGCATTTGACAAACTGATTGATAAGTTGTATAGTTGTAATCTTACTGAGTTAAAAATCATTGAGGACTTTTCAGAGTTTGAAGATGAAGCGGTAGGTGATGAAGACATAAATTTAGAAGACACAATGACACTTCTAAATGAATATGTAGATAATATTACGACTGACCTTAATCCAGATAAACTAAAGAATGTACTTCAAACTCTTTATGTCGAGGCACAGAACGCAGAATGATTAATTTTCAAACCTTACGTTGGAAGAACTTTCTTTCTACGGGCAATGCATTTTCAGAAATTCAATTTACTCGTTCACCCAGCACATTGGTTGTGGGTGAAAATGGCGCCGGTAAATCTACTTTTCTGGATGCATTATGTTTTGGGTTGTTCAATAAGCCTTTTCGTAATATTACAAAGCCTCAACTTATCAATTCTATCAATGGTAAAAATTTACTTGTTGAAATTGAATTTAGTATAGGTAATAAGGAATATTTAGTTCGCCGAGGTAGTAAGCCAAGTATTTTTGAAATTTATTGTGATGATACTTTGCTTGACCAAGATGCGGCTATTCGAGATTCCCAAAAGTATCTTGAGGAATCAATTCTAAAACTAAACTATAAATCGTTTACGCAAATTGTTATTTTAGGCAGTGCATCATTTACACCTTTCATGCAGTTGCCTTTAGGTAGCCGCCGTGAGATTATTGAGGATATTCTTGACATTCAAATATTCACTGTTATGAATAGTGTTTTGAAAGACAAACAAAATATTCTCAAGGAAACTATTCGTGATATTGAAACTGAAGTTGAGGTTGCTAAACAAAAGGCAACTTTACAGAAACAATATATTGATACTTTGGAAGAAAATAAAGCTAAAAAAATTACAGAAATTCAGGAAGAAATTAATGGCATCGAGAACACAATTACGGCGTTACAAAAAGTTCTTGAGGAACACACAGAGCAAAAGGAAAAACTGGCCAATCCAGAAGAAAAAAGAAGAAAACTTGAACAGTACCGAGATAAGTTTAAATCTCAAATAAATAAAGTACAGCGGGAGTTAGAGTTTTATGAAAATCATGATGATTGTCCAACCTGTAAGCAGGGTATCCCACATGAATTTAAAGAAGAAATACAACAGACTCGCATATCTAAAATTGAAGAACTCGAACAAGCAACAACAGAAATGGACAGTCAGTTCACAGAGTTGGATAGCCTAATCGCTGAATATGCCACGATTAATGAGCTAATCGTGGCAGAAAATAATGAGATTATTACTAATCAAAGATACATTCAAAGATTATATGCAGAACTAGGTGAAGCAAAAAATAATGTTGCAAATATTGATGACGAAAAAGTAAAGTTAAAAGAGCTTGCGAAAGAGGTTACTTCTAAGAATGGTTTAAAGTCAGAAAAAAAAGAGGAACAACATTATCTAAATGCCTGTTCAGCGTTGCTTAAGGATACCGGAATCAAAACTCGTATCATTAAACAGTATTTACCTGCTATAAATAAGTTAGTGAACAAATACTTAGCGGCTATGGATTTCTTTGTCCATTTTGACTTAGATGAAAAATTTAATGAAACAATTAAATCCCGTCACCGTGATAAATTTTCTTATGCTAGTTTTAGTGAGGGTGAGAAACAACGTATTGACTTAGCGTTACTTTTCACATGGCGTACAATCGCTAAGATGAAAAATAGTGCGGCTACAAATTTGCTCATTCTTGATGAGGTATTTGATAGTAGTTTAGATAACAATGGTACGGACTATGTTATGACATTGTTGAATACTATAGGCGATGATGCTAATGTATTTGTAATTTCACATAAAGGCGACCAACTTTTTGATAAGTTTAGAAGTCTAATTAAATTTGAGAAGAAACAGAATTATTCGGTGATGGTATAATGGATTTAAATAATTTAGAACTCGTTCCTTTTAACGACCCACTTCTTAGAAAGGCACCCGAACTATTTGATTTTGACAAGCATGATGCTAAAGAAGTATGTGATGCACTATTTGCAAAGCAGATTGAGTTGAATGGTGCGGGACTTTCTGCTAATCAAGTTGGATTAGATATGAAGGTGTTTACATTTGGTGACGGAAAAGAATTAACTAGATACATTATCAATCCAGAGATTATTGGTGTGAGTGAAAAAACAGTTTTGTCGAAAGAAGGTTGTTTGAGTTTGCCAGGTCTATGGCTACACATTAGACGACCAATATCTGTAACTGTAGATTATTATTCAACTGAAGGTGAAAAAGTTACAGAGACATTTACAGAACTTGCGGCAACTGTTTTCTTGCATGAGTTTGACCACATGCTCGGGCAAAACTTTACTATGAGAGTTTCAAAGTTGAAACTTGACCGTGCTTTGAAAGCACTGAAAAAAAATAAAGTTAAACAAGCCCGTCAAATTGTGGCGGCTCAAGGAGTAATTTAATGTCAGATGATTTTGATTTTGGTTTTACAATTGTCGATAGTGACGATGTAGAAATTTCAAATAGAGAACCTATCCAGGCAACAGTACCTGATGATTTCAAAGATGAAATTATGAAAAAACTGTACGAGATTGAAAGTAGAATCTTGTCTTCCGATAACACAGGTATGATTGATGAACACCGTACGTTAGTAGAGGCAGATGTTGCCACTAAACTTCGTGATGTTGAAGATTTAATTTTACCGCTTTTACTAAACTTAAAGAAAAATCCTGAAAAGGATATGATACATTGGCCTAATAGAACGGCTATCATTGATAAACAAATTGAAAGAATAAAGGCGGTCACAAGATATTATGAGCGAATCAGCTAATACAACATCATCCGGTAGTAATGGTTACATTTCACAGGATTTTACTAAAGTACATCATTTCTATATTTCAAGTGTAATTGAAGGTGCTGAAAAATATACCGATTGGTTTCATATTATGAGACAGGCGGGACCCACAGATATTATTTACCTTCATCTAAATTCTGAAGGTGGTGATGCATTTACTGCTATTCAAATGATGCGGGCAATGAGTGAAAGTCAGGCAAAAATTATTACTTCTGCTGAAGGATTAGTAGCGTCAGCCGCTACAATGCTTTTCTTAATGGGCGACCAGTGTGAAGTTTCTGACCACACAATGTTTATGTTCCATACATTCTCATCCTTCTCATATGGCAAGGGTAGTGAAATGCTTGCTCAAGTTAAAACTGAGGCGGCCTGGGGTGAAAAATTAGTACGAACTGTCTATCAGGATTTCTTTACTGAGGATGAAATTACATCACTTATTGACGGAAAAGACTACTGGTTTGATGGTGATGAGGTACTAAAACGCCTTAAAAACAAAAGAACCACAGAAGATAGTGGAAAAACAGCACCTAAAAAACGCAAAACTGCAAAATAAGTGCTTGACATTACGGAATAACTATGCCATAATAAGGTATAGTTAGGAGAGACGTTATGGATATTGCACAAAAAAGTATATTAGCAAAGTTGCTTGCAACTGAGGATATTTCTGTTGAACATCAGCGGGTTCCTACAGCCGCTTTTGACTTGTCTAATCGTAAGATTATCCTCCCGATGTGGAAAGATATGACAAGTGAATTATATGACTTGCTTATTGGTCATGAGGTAGGACATGCTCTTTACACTCCCTCTGAAGGCTGGCATGACCAGATTGCAGATAAGGGTGCAAACTTCAAAGGGTTTCTAAACGTCATTGAGGACGCTCGTATTGAGCGTCAGGTCAAAAGTAAATTTCCAGGACTTGTCAAAAGTTTTTATGCTGGTTACCGTCAGTTATTTGCTCAGGACTTTTTCGGTGTCAAAAATCGTGAAGTTCAGGATTTGCCTCTTATTGACCGTATTAATCTTCACTACAAAATTGGCAACATGCTTGGTATTGAATTCAATGCAGAGGAACAGTTTTACATTAATCGTATCGACCTAGCTGATACTTGGGAAGAAGTTTTGGCAATTGCGTCTGACTTGTTTGAGTATTCTAAAACTGAAACTGAAATGCAGACTATGTTAGATGCCCTAGAATATTCAGAACAAGATGACGAGGGTGAGGAGTCTGAGGATGAACAGTCTGAAGGTGAGCAGTCTGGGGATGAACAGTCTGAGGAGTCTGAGGAGTCTGAGGACGAACAGTCTGAGGAATCTGAGGAGTCTGAGGACGAACAGTCTGAGGAATCTGAAAATGCAGTAACTGGGGAAAATTCAGATGAGCCTGTCTCGATTACTGATAAGAGCTTCCGTGATAATGAAAGTTCTCTATTAGATTATAGTGCGAAGGCTCCTTCTTATGCTAAATTTCCTACTAATTTAAATCCTTACAAATTTATAAAGCCTATTAAGGATGTTTGGGATACTGACTTTGCGGGGGTATTTCGGGCTGAACGAGAATATTTTTCTGATGCAGTTTCAGCAGAATTTGTTGCTGAAAAGGCTTACAATCAATTTAATCTTAAAAATACTCCATATATTAATTCACTTGTTCAACAGTTTGAAATGCGCCGTAAAGCCAGTGAGTTGGCTAAGGCTCGTCAAAACAAAACAGGTAAACTTAATACTGACAAACTCTGGGCTACTCGGTTGACTGAGGATGTTTTTCTTTCAAATACAGTTGTTCCCAATGGTAAAAATCATGGCATGATGTTATTCCTAGATTTTTCTGGTTCGATGTATAGAGATTTAACGGCTACTATTGAGCAATTATTAATTCAAATTAGTTTCTGCAAAAAAGTTAATATTCCGTTTGATGTTTATTCTTTCACTGAAGGAAGTGATATGTTTTGCGGAAGTTCAGATGATTGGAATATTAAAAATGCCCAACGTCATGGAGGTATTCATGATGGTACACTTTATGTAGACAATAAGGATTTAAATGTGAATCACTTAATCTCATCTTCTTTGAGTGCCTCAGAATACAAAAAAGTATTTCGTAAACTATTAGCTTTGGGTGAGGCATATTCACCTATAGCCTATCCTGAAAAAAATGGGTATGCAAGTAACAGCCGCCAATTACCTAAGCATCTTATAGTAGGAGGCACGCCGCTTGCCGAGACTGCACTCATTGCCCGGAATTTAATTCAGGATTTCAAAAACAAAAATCGTGTTGAGATTATGAATGTTATCTTTTTGACCGATGGGGGTGCAACTTCTCCTTTGTCTATTAAAGGTCTTGAGGACAGACGCATCGGTGATAAAATTATTATCTCTGAAAATGGTGTAACTACAGTGAGTACAGACTTTACCTGTTTTTGGGGTCATACATCTGATTTATTTTATCGAACTATATTAAAACATATTAAGGCAACCGTAGAGTGTAACTTAATTAATTTTCATATTGGTAATTTTGCAAAAAAAGATATCTGCCAGTTGTTTGCAGAATCAAAACTAAAAACAGAATTTGATGCTAAATATAAGGATGAGTTTCTTAAAAACAATTTTTTTGAGTTAAAAGATTTTAAAGAGTTTGATGTATTTTATGCAATCAAAAACGGCAATAATCTTAATGTTGTGGATGCTGAATTAGAGGTCAAGTCTGATAAAAAAGGTGATTTGGTTAAAGGGTTCCGTAATTTTCAAAAAAATAAAACACAAAGCAGGGTATTTCTAAATAGGTTTATTGATAAGGTAGCTTAATGGATGGTATGATTCTCGGGGGCATGGCAAATGGTCTCGATGTTGAAGGATTGTCAAAAACTGGTGTTGTAACATCATTGGGAAGACATTCCGGTAGCCACAAGATGGCTACTTACCTGCGGGCGCATGGCCTCGATGTAGAAGTCATTGACTTCTTACCTGCATGGACATTGGATGAACTTAAAGACCTTACCAAACTTCGATATAACAGCAAAATGAAATTCATAGGTATTGGAGGAACCTTCGATACTAACTTTGATACTGTTCGCCAATACATAGCGTGGGTAAATGATACATATCCTAATGTATTAACAGTTACGGGCAGCCAGTTATTTTTTCACATTCACCAAATTCCTGCTGACTATCATGTTATTGGCTATGGCGAAAAGGCTATGCTTGCTATCCTAGACGGGACTGTAAAATACACCGACACCGTATATAATGAGAATGGAGATACTCGTAGGGTTGTTGATGCAATGCATTCCTATCCCGCCTTTCCTATGTCAGACCTATCAATTGAATATGAGATAAGAGACTTTCTTCAACCTGATGAAATGGTTACTATGGAATGTAGCCGAGGTTGTAAATTTAAATGTAAGTTTTGTAGCTTTCCCATATTGGGAGTTAAAGAGGATTATACTAGAGCAGAGGATAACTTTAAAAATAATCTTAGAAAAAACTTTGATGATTGGGGTATCCATAGATATAATATTGCTGATGAAACATTTAATGATGACCCTGAAAAAATTAAAAAGTATGCGAATGCAGTAGACCAATTAGATTTTACTCCTTTTCTTAACGGGTATATTCGGGCTGACTTGATGGCACACCATAGAGATTCATGGGAGCATTTGGCACGGATGGGATTCTCTGGTCATTATTATGGAGTTGAGTCCTTTAATCGGGAATCGGCAAAGTCAATTGGTAAAGGGGGTCATCCTGATAAAATAAAGGAAGCCCTATTAGATGCTAAAAAATATTTTAAGGAAGAAACTGGTAGATACTTTGGAACAATCAGTATGATTGTAGGTCTACCTCACGAAACATGGGACACTTTAAATTCATCTTTAGAATGGTTTAGAGAAAATTGGAAAAAACAACATGTCATAATGTATCCCCTGTTTATCCCTAAAGATATTGAAAGTTCTAAAAAATCCTTTCTAAGTTCTAATTATGAGAACATGGGGTATGAGGAAATATCTACAACAGAAATGGGATATGATTTTAGTGACCCAATATTCCAAGACTCGGATAGTCATAAAAATTATTCTTTCACTGATACCATTGAATATAGTAAACTTCAATTCATGTACATGATGGCAAAGGAATGGTCTTATGTAATGTGGAAGTCCAACAATGGCATGACACCTTGGAATAGTTTTAAATGGTTATATGATAACTTCTATTCTCATCCTAGCTATGGGGACTTCGGAGTATCTGGTTGGGATTTATATGACTGGTTTGCTACTGGATATTCTGAACAACATATGACACAATCCTTTGATGATTTGGGTGCAACTGCACCTCCTCTATGGAAAAAGGAACAAGTCATTGAAAAATATAAGGAAAAAAAGTTTAATTATTAGTGATTTAGTGCTTGACATTGTGGAATATATATGCCATAATAAGGTATAGTTAGAGAGTTAGACATTTTATGAGGAGAAACAATATGTCAGAACAGCAAACACTACTTAAACTTTTGAGTGAGCAGGATAATCCTTCAGGTATTTTTACTCGCCCTGAGGTACTGAACCTTGCTAAGGATAATGGTCTTAAATCACCTAAATGGTTTTTTGACCAACATAAAGTGTCTCGTGGACAATATTCAATTGCTATGCAACAAAATGTTGTTCCTATGCAGACTCAAAAACAGGAACCAGTTGTTACAATTGAACCTAAAGAGGCTAAGGTATTGACACAGGCTAAACTTGCAGTTGAAGTTGACAATTTAGTCCCACAATCTGACCCAACATATGTAGCGTTTGGTTTCAGTAAGGACTTGACTAAAATTATTAGTTCACGAATTTTTTATCCTACATTCATCTCAGGCCTATCAGGTAATGGTAAGACCACAATGGTTGAGCAAACTTGTGCTAAGTTGAAGCGTGAGGCTATTCGTGTTAATATCTCAATTGAGACTGATGAAGATGACCTGATTGGTGGTAACACACTAGTTGACGGCAATGTAGTTTATCGTGAGGGTCCTGTTCTTACTGCAATGAAACGAGGCGCAGTTCTCATTCTTGATGAGTTGGACCGTGGCTCTAATAAGATGATGTGCCTTCAAGCTATCTTAGAAGGTAAGCCTTACTTCAATAAAAAAACAGGTGAAATTGTTTCTCCTGCTCCCGGATTCAATATCATCGCTACGGCAAATACAAAAGGTCGTGGTTCGGACGATGGTAAGTTTATGTCTGCTCAAATTCTAGATGAAGCATTCTTAGAACGGTTCGCAATCACTGTGGAGCAGGAGTACCCTACAGCCGCAACTGAGAAAAAAATTATTCTCGGTAAAATGAATAAAGTTGGTAAAGTTGATGATGACTTTGCAGAAAAACTTGTCAAGTGGGCTGATGTAATTCGTAAAACGTTTTACGAGGGTGCTATTGATGAGTTGGTATCAACACGCCGCTTAGAACATATTGTAAATGCTTATGCTATGTTTGGTAACCGTCTCAAGGCAATCGAACTTTGTGTTAATCGTTTTGATGTTGATACTAAAACTGCATTCACAGACCTTTACACTAAGGTTGACGCTGGTGTTGATATCAGTGAAGAACAACTTGACACTACTGACGAAGAGGAAACTGAAATTGATTTCTAAACCACAAAAACTTTTCGCTGGGTTCGATGGAACACCAACGACATATGATAATCAAATTGATTACAAATACAACGAGGGTCAGCTTCTTGCTGACCTTCAGAGGTATGTTGATGCCACATATGGTGAGCATTATTCTACCAACCAATTTCAAGCCACCGAGTTTATTATCGATGGAGGGCATGGCGAAGGTTTCTGTATCGGAAACATTATGAAGTATGCTCAACGTTATGGTAAGAAAGATGGCTACAATCGTAAGGACCTAATGAAGGTATTACATTATGCTTTAATTGCTCTCCATGTTCATGATTTAGAACACGAGGGCTAACAGTTTGGCGGCGGGGACTATCTCTCTCTCCTCATTGCCCCGCCGTCATCTTCTACAGGAAAAAATATGAAACGTGTTGCAATTACGGGTATGGGTTTGATAGATAGTTTGGGAAACAACCCACAGGACTGTTTTTTAAACTATCTAACTAAGGACAATTATCCTACTCCATATAATGATGAGTGGGATTTTTTGTCAGATAAAGTTGCTTTTTTTGCAAACCACGATTTACTCAAACCTGAAAAAATTAATAACTCAACTTATGCCGCATTGGATAAAGTTAATAAAATGGCGTTACATTCAGTTGAGCAATCGCTACAGGGGCTACCTGTTTCTAAAGATGTTGGGCTAGTGTTTAGCACAATAACTGCTTCACAGGCTAATGTTCCTAATTTTATTGAATACACAAAAGGTAATGCTAAAAAGGTGCGACCTAAAGTTTTATTGCAGGGTGTTAAAGATTATGCAGTAGGATTGATTCCTCAGATATATGACTTCACTGGCGCCAATACTTCAATGTTTGCCGCTTGTGCAACAACCTTATATAACTTGGATTATGCTTTACACCTTGTAGATGATTATGATTATGTTCTATGTGGCGGCTCTGATGAAGGCACAAACTATATTGATTCCTCATTCTTTAAAGAGATAGGGGCGATGGGTTCATATTCAGCACCCTTCAATGATGAACGTGATGGGTTCATTATGGGTGAAGGTTCAGGTTGTTTAGTTTTAGAATCAGAAGAAAAGGCAAAGGCTCGTGGTGCAAAAATTTATGGATATATTTGCGGCATCGGTAAAGCTAGTGATGGTTCAGAAGGTAAACCGACAGCACCTGATATCAATTCTTCTGGTGCTAAGAAAGCAATGGCAGATGCAGTAAAAGGTATCGATACAACACAAATATCTTTTGTTAATGCACATGCGACTTCTACTCCTATTGGTGAT